TTTTTGTCTTAGACTTATTCATTTCAGACCAGTAGTCATAGAACTGCCTAATCATGTCTTTGCCGTACTGGGCAACATACGGAATTAGCGAATCGTAGAACTTTTTTCTCCGTTCAAGAGTTTCCTTCTCTTTGGTTTTCTTTTTTTGTAAATCTAACTTGTTAGATTTATTTTTTTCTACATTCTCATTTACATTCTCATTTACATTTACATTGGGTTCGGGTTTGGTTTCTTCTTGGTTATTGTTTGGTTTCGGTTTGGTTTCGGTTTGGTTTTTTTTAGGTTTGCCACTGCTATCATTTTGGGTCTCGGTTGGTTCGACAGAAACTTGCTCTTGGTTAACTTCTGCTTTGCGTGGACGACCGCCTTTTTTGCCGTTCTCGTACTTACGATTATTGGCATCAAGCTGTGGCTTAATCAAAGTAAAAATGCTGCGAGGTATGGGCGGCAAGTCAACAGGTTCAATGCCATATAGACCATACTCCATGATAGCATCGTGCAGGAGCAACCGAATATCATCGGGCAACTCCTTTATAGCCTCATAGAAGCTTTTGTATATGACGAATGACTCACGTTCCATATTTTGACAAAACAAGACCTGCCTTGTCAACCTCTCTGCTTCCGCAGGTAACGTTAGAGGTACAACAAGGGCAGGTCTCTATATCTTTTCTCACGCTCATAAACGTTACCAAATGAGTGTTATTTGATGATGTAAAGATACAAAAAGTATTTGAAAATCGAATATATTTTGTCGACATTTTTTCGTGCAACCTAAAAATTAACTTTTATGCCTTTCTCGATACTCAAACGCACCACCTCCTTACGATAATGGTCTATCATTAGTTTTAACTCAAAGTCTGACCATTTTTTCGATTGCCCGGCTCTCACCTGCAACAGAGTGAAGTTTCCCTCACCAATCTTGCGTATCAGATTTTCACGATACCCTATGAGGTGGTCGGCTGAAAATCTATTGCAGTAGTGACATTCAGCGTTGCAGTTCTTTTCGTCCCAGCGTGTATTCATGTGGGTTCGGCTGTGAAAATGACCGCAGTCAGATTGCTCATACGGCTTTATTTGACCGCACGAAATACATCTAAACAGACCACTTGGCATTGCGTCACGCAGTCGAATATACAGGGAAAAAACTCTGTCTAACTTAGCCACAAGGTTGACTTCTTTCTTGGCCTTCTTCTTTGGAGGCTCGTCGTTCTTCGGCTTTTTCTTCTTTCGCTTGTAGTAATATGGCATGGTCAAAAAAATACATTTGTAAGCTGTCTGCCTTTCGATGTCACCATCCACTTGGTGCTATTGACTGGACACTCTATTCGCAGGTCGGCAACAGAGCCAAAGCGACTATAATTGCCGCACATATCGACCACCCAACCAATCTTGTCTTTACTCGGCCTTATCGCCCTGCCGACCATTTGGTAGTAGAGGGCAAGAGATTTTGTTGGACGAGCCAGCACTATCGTATCTAATTCCGGATAGTCGAAGCCAGTGGTCAGCACACCGACATTGGCAATCACTTCAATCTCGCCAGCCTTGAATCGGTTCAGCAAGTTCTCACGTTCTCGCTTGGGTGTCTCGCCTGTGACGATAGCACAATTAGGAATGTTGTCACACACCATCTGTGCCTCTTTCGTGTATCGGGTGAACACCAGTATGCCTTTGCGCTTACCGCCACGCTTAGGATTTCTCAATCGCTCAATGGTAGACAGCAGGTTCTCATAAAAATTACTCCTCTCATATTCTTGAAGCAGGGATTTATCGTCATAGTCAGCACCAGTGCTATTGCTCATTACTCTCGTCATATCCATGTTGGTAATATCGTAGTAATTCAACTCCGCCAAAAAGCCTTGCGCCAATAACTCGTGGATTTGGCAGTAGTAAATAACGTCTTTAAAAATTCTCGGTCTCGTTCTTGTCAAGAATTTCAGCATAGACCCCCAAGAGTTCGAGCATAGCCGATAAGGGGTTGCTGTAAGACCGATAACTTTGCGGTTTGGTTCAGCATGTATAAACTCCTCGTACATACCACCCTTGCTGTTGACGAAGTGGCACTCATCAACCATAATGTTCTTGAAGTGCTTAAAGTCGTCCATGTGGTTCATGACACTGCCAATCGTGGCAAAGGTGATTCGGTTGATGTCTTTGCTGCCAACCGATGCAGAATACAACGAACAATCCCAAATCCCATAACTCTGCAATTTGGCAAAGTTCTGTTCAAGAATTTCCTTGCTTGGCTGAAACACCAGTAGTGGGCCATCAAGTTTTGAGGCAATATCCGCAATGACCAAACTCTTACCTGCTCCAGTTGGCAGGATTAGCAGGCCATTCTTGCGTCTCTTATCCTTAAAAGCCTCGACAGCCGCACGACTGGCATCCTCTTGATATTTGCGAAGCTTGTACATCAAAAATCTTCGTTCTCCTGCTTGTCACCGCTGCTCGGTTTCTTTACTTCTGGAAACTCAATGCCGAACAGTTCAAACATGGCTTTTCGGTTCTGATCTTCCTGCGCCCACAACTCATTGCGACCCCAGTCCGGAATGACATCTGCCTTTGCCAACTGGAATTTTCCATCGCACCAAGTGTAGGTCAAGTTGTACCCATTGATCGCAAACGTAATGGTTTCAGTGGAGGGCAGACGCATTTCCTCTGTGCCTTGCTTCACTCTTGCAGCAAGTTCGCTGATACGCTTTTGGACTGCCAACAGGTTATCGTCAGCCTCCTTCTTCATGCGCTTGGCCTCCTCGTAAGCCTCCTGCTGTGCAAGCATAGCATTGGGCAACTTGTCCTCTTGAATCTTGCAGTACTCCTCACGAATGTTCTGCACCTCATACTCATCAAGGTTTCGCAAAGTGACCGCATTATCGGGGAATAGGGCAACGAAGTGCTGGTTCACCACATCCTCAATCTCCTTGAATGACTTGGCTTCGTCAAACAGGGTGAGAGGAAATTTTTCTTTCACTGCGTCCGACAAGACGAACTTGACCGCCTTTGGACGATAATCAACAATGTCTGCTAACATAAAATCTGATATTTGAGTTAAACATAATTCTTATATTGCTCAATCTGCTGTTGCGCATACACCAATGCTCGATGCTCATTTGGTTCGGGCAGGTATAATCAGCACACCGCACTCGAATAGTTTCGGAATCGTTCAATCGCCAAAGTCATTTCAGCCTTATCTAACTCCGTGCTACTTCGCACATAGGTGACCTCAAACCCTCGCTTGTTCTTTCGCTTGTGCAGAAACAATTTGGGGTTACACTTCTTCTTGAAGATGTCGTGCTTGACCTCTTCCTTCGTGTAGCCAAACTCACTGGCGAAATAGCATAGCAACACGTGCAAGTAGGAGTTTTGCGCAAGCGACCTGTTAGTAGTCTTTCGCTTCAACTCCACCAGCGCCTTTTCAGTGTAAAGCTGATTGACCTTAGCCTTAAACTTTGACCTGTCGTACTCGTTCTGCAAGTCGTAAATCATCAGAATGGCAACTCATCTTCCTGCACGTCTGTTTCTGCCAAAGGCGCAATCTGAACCGTTCCTGCTTGGTTGCTATCATCGAAAATCATCGGTTTGAAGTCACCGAGATAGGTTTTCTTCTTCAACTCAACAATCTCTGGATTTGCGCCTTCGCGGAACTCCTTGCTCAACTGCTGTTTGCAGTAGTGTGTCTTTCCGAACTGGCTTACCTCTCTGCGTTGACGAATCTGCAAACCGAGATAGCAAGCCTTCGCCCTGCCAGTCGTGTCGTCTTTGGTCACATATAGGTCGTTCCCCTCAATCGGTATGACCATGCAACGCACACCACGAATAGTGGCCATTCCGCTATTGTGGAGTTTCAACAGGTCAATAGACCCACATAAATCTTGACTCATTTCTTAATTCTGTTTAATCGTTTTTCTATTTTCTCGGCAAGCAGACCCGCTCGCCTTCTCTTGTTGATTTCACGAGTGCTGCCATGGTGTTCCGTTGACTGATATGCTCGCAGGAACACCACGACATTACTCATATCGCTATTGCTGACCTCAATCACTGAGACCAAAGATTTTGGTGTCAGTAATCTCGCTCCGATGCTCCTCCAGAAACTCTATGAAACGCTCACATTGCTGACGGATAATCTCCGTACTTTGTGCGTGATTGTAGTCATAAATCTCCTTATAGAAATCACCAGTTATCAGCGGTGAACGAGGACCACCACCCTTCAACTGAACAACCGAGAACTCGAATGCCTTTACGTCTGTACAATCTCCGCTCTCGATGAGGCAGTAAGGATAGACGTGCCGTTGCCAATACTTCTGATAGTTGCCAAAGGTGTAGGACTTCGTGGTCTTGATGTCGTACACTTTGTCACGGATTAACTCATCGATATACCCATACAACTTCACTACACCATAGGCGGTGTCAATGGTTGCAGTGGTATAGTGCTGACTCAACGCACCATCGAAGTATTCGGCCATACTCTTGCACAACTGCTTGTCAAAGTAGAACTCAAAACCATCAATCGAACCATAGATGAACGGCTTGCCAAGTTTGCTCACAAGGTCATAATAAGGCTGTAAAATTTCGCCCAAACCATCTTCTACAACAATATGCGGCTTACCATCAACATATGTAACGACCGCTCCAAAGGTTTTCTTCGCAAACTCATCGAAGCTATTTGCAGAGGCAATGAAGTAATCGTTGTTCTGCGTGTCTCGTTTGGCGATTATGCAGTCCACAATCTCGTTGAAGATTGTGCCTTTATCTGCCGCCTCGCTCGGCTCAAATGGCTTGCGGTTAATCTTGTCGAGCAGTTCTTGCAACAGGAGGGTATCCACCTCATCTTGCGAGAAGTGGAACGTACCCTCCGTTTCGCTGTAGTTCTTATGCCACTTGCCCTCCTCGTCTTGGTAGAAGAAATCTTCTGCACTTGTCGTTAGATACTTCGTAAACGCATCAAGCAATGTGGGATAAAAAGCGTATTTATGCTGCTGCTTGCTCATACTTCTTCGTTGCTCGGTTGTAAGTCAAACCCAACTCGCCACACTTGGCGGTAATCAGCTTGTTCGCACGTGCCTTACTGTCCCAAATTGCGTTGTAGCTACCGATACGCTCAACAGCCTTGTTGGCAGTGTCAACATCCGTGATACTTGCGATGTCTGCCTCGATTTGGGCAATCAGTTCAACATAATCGTTGCCGATACTTGCTTGCTGCGCAAGGTATCGGTTGTAACTCGCAAAGACGTTGGTCAAAAAGTTGTTCTGACCAACCACCTCGGCTTGCGCATTGATGATAGTCGGAATCTTATTGAACTGCGCCAAGTTGCAGGTGTTCTTGGCGTAGAACTTCTCCTGCGGACTCCAGTAGATTGCACGCTCCTCGCCAATGGCTTGCATATAGCCAACGAGGTCCAGCTCTTTCAGCAGGTCGCCGAGTGACGAGCCACCCATGTCTGGACGGACAATTCGTGTGTCGCCATCCTTGTCCTCCTTCTCGTGGGCAACGAACACGATATTCTTGCCCATCATAGTTACTCGTTTCAAGAACTCAACGAACATCACCTTACGGGCGCCATAGCCTTTCAGCGCAAGTGAGCCATCACGCATCTTCATCTTGCTGTCGTTGCGCATGATGTAATCAGACATGAAGTCGAGCATCTTGCCGGCTGTGTCAATGACAATCGTTTGGAACGAAATATCACCACTGGCAAGTTCGTCAAGCGCATCAGTCACTTGTTCCCAGTTCTGTACTTGCAGGGTAGGACACTGGAAAGCTTTGTTCACTCGATTGACTCCGCCATCGAAGTCAAACATCACAGGGTCGGGCGCAGAGAGCGCAAGGGTAGACTTTCCCATACCGGGCTGACCATAGATGAGCATCTTAATGGTCGAGTTAGTCTCCAACTCATTTGGTTTCTTAAATAAACTCATTGCTCTTTGATTTAAGAGGTTAAACAAAATATATCATTCTTGTCGGCATACTTGACGAACTCGGCCTTCTCGTGAATACCAAGTTTCGCATACACCGATTTGATATGATTCTTGATTGTGTGAGGTGACAAGAACAACCGCTCCGCAATCTCCTCATTCGAAAGTCCATCATAGACAAGTCGCATAACCCGCAATTCTGCTTCCGACAGCTTTGAGTTGAATTTCGGGCAGCAAATAACTCCTTCGTGCTTGCACTCACCACGAAGTGGGCATGACACTCGCTCCATGTTGAATGTGCCGTTGGCGAGGTCGATTTTAGTGTTATCCAGTTTGCCGAGGTTGCACTTGCAAAACCTGCGCACCATAAGGAACTGGTAATACTTCCCATTAGTCGCACTCCTCGAATATTCCTCTTGAAGTGACGCATACGCAGCAGGGTACATTTCGCTGATTGACGATAGTAGACCAGCAATAATGTCCGTGTCGTTCTCTGTCAACTTGCAGTTGCGTCCATCAGTAGTGATATACCACAACTCATCGTCGTAGATGTAAAATTCAAGCTTCATCCCACAAATCATCCACAGGAATACCAGTAATCTCGGACAATATCTCGCAATGTTTGGGGTTGTTTGGCTTCATGCCGTAAGAAATCCAGTTGCGAACCGTTGCTGTGCTGACACCAGTTTTTGATGCCACCTCGTTAACGAATTCGGTCTTTGGGTGACTGCTATTCGGCAATGAATCGTAATAACCCCGTAGGGTCATTTTGGGCAAATTCTCGCCCAAATGTTCTTGCGTCTCAATTACTCTCATTATCTTTGCAGTGTTTTAATTAGTAATACAGTGCAAAAGTACAAATAATTTTTAGATTAAACTAATGATAATCTATTATTTTCTTTTGCTTAACAATTTTTAAGAAAT